GGGAGGCCTAAGGGCGTCGTGAGACGTTCCTTAGACCCCACTCAGAGACGTATAAGCTGAATACTTATACGGGCCGTTAGGGGATAAATTAACCCCTTTATGGAGATTTGATAATGTTCGTTACCAAACCCCGTCGGGAAGCGCTTACCACTACAACGTACTCTGTCCGGTACTTTCCGGGGAGTACGTATGATGGTAGGCCGCCTCAGGTCGTAGCTGACAGTAGTCAGACTACATTTAAGGTTTCAACTGATACAAGGCTCAGCAATGCTGTTCCGAGTTATCGGATGAAAATCCGTCAGGGTGTACAAGCTACGTCCAGCTTTGCTGGAACTCGTGAGTACCTGCACGTTGAAGATGGTGTGTTGCTTGAAACGCTCCACACCCTCCCAAACGGTCCGCAGTGGTTCTTCGACAAAACAACGATTAGGGGCCCCCTATATTCAATAGGTGCTCCGACTACGTTGGGATTATCAGAGATCCATGCCAATAACCAGGCTCTTCAGCGTTTCATCTCAGATGCCCGTTCGATGCAAACTACCTTACAAGGTATCGTCATCGTCGGGGAGCTGGGTCAGACGTTGAGGATGATAAATGGGGCTGCAAAAGGGATTCATCGAGGACTGTGGAACTACATTAATTCCCTACGAAAGGGAACGGTTCTACAGAATCTACGCCGAATGGGTAGAAAGGCTCGCTTGAATTTCATTCGCAACCGCTGGTTGGAGGCTAGCTTTGGCTGGCTGCCCTTGGTCCACGATATCGACGACGCAATGAACACGTTAGCTACCGATCGTTCACTTCTCGAGCAGGATGCTTTTATATCCGGCTACGGAGAAGACGAAGATTGGGCTAATGGTGGCACTGTTGTCGCCTCAAAGTGGCGCCATGGGTGGGAACGAAAAGAAAAGGTACAAATAAGGTATTACGGCAAAGTTTGGCGTAATGCCCCAAATGGTGGTTATTATGGTTCTGTCCAGCCTTCTGGATGGGATCAGAGTAACTGGCTACCTTCTCTTTGGGAGTTAATCCCATATTCGTTCCTTGCTGACTATTTCTTCAATATTCAGCATCTCCTCTCAGCATGGTCTTTCAATCGGTGTAGTCTGAGGTGGCAGTCGAAAACTATTCGTCGTACGTACTCTGTGTACGGGACGAATCTTCGACCTATACCCCCGTCAAAACCAAGCGAAAGATTTATCATTCCTGGGTCGTACCTGCACATGAAAACTGAAGTGGTTAGGTCACCGTTAGACACTCTCCCGTTTCCGGTAATCGAATTTACGATACCGGGATGCGGGACAAAGTGGATTAACATGATCGCCCTCTTCGGCGCCTCACGTAGTGTGCAGAAACTCATAAGGTAGTCAGCGGGAGTAGTGAACCATGACATGGTCACCCGATTCGAGTATCACAGGCGGAGCACAGACTAACCTGACGACTCCAACCTACGGGTTGGTTGCCGATCAGGCGTCTGAACCAAACGCCGTCCAGCATGCTGTCACCAGTCTTGGTGGCACGCAGACGGGCGTCGTTGCCCATTCCATCAGCAAACCGTTCACCGTTACTTTTGTCAAACCCAAGGTACCGAAGTCCCTTGGGAACAGAAATGCGGTGACCGGGGCGCAGGTGGCTCCCATTCCGAAGAACACGTACTGGATCATCATCCGAAAGGGTGTTGACTCGAGCGCATATGACGTTAATCAACAAGCCACAGTTCGCGTCCAAGTGGACGTTCCTGCCGGCGCTGATACGTATGATGCGCCCAATGTACGTGCAATGTTGTCGCTTCTGGTCGGCATTCTCAGCGAAGAGAGTGCAGACCTCGGCGATACTGTCATCTCAGGCGTTCTCTGACGCTCTGAGTATCCTCTCTGCAATTTCATCCGTTTGGAGTGATTACATGAAGACTCAGAAAGTTAGTTCGCTTGAGGTAGTAGGGTCGCAGTTCTGTGCCCTTCAGGTCGGTGAATACGACATGAACCGCATTATTGTAGCCCTAACCCTCACTTGTCGTTTCGATGGTGACATTGAAACGCAGCGTTATGTCACGGTTGTTCGCGAGAACAATCGTGGCCATGCGCTTAGCCTTTATGAACTGCTTGGCGAGGATAATTTCTATTCTATCCGCGGCAAGCAGGGCATGTGGAAGATTTTCGATCCTTCCACGGAGCGCCACCATCATGGTGACTCTCCAATGGTTTTGAGTGAGGGACAGCAGAAGGAAGTTAAGATGCTTCTCAAGCTGTCGACAGTTATCCTGGATCAAGCGCTAATCGAGGCGCTTGGTGCCCGTACACGCGAAGCTCTCCATGAGCTAGGTCGTACGGTGTAATTATCCAGGTCAACAAACTAAGGAAACATCATGGGTGCTTTCCCTGTTGTACTTCTTCGATGCCTTAATCACGATCTTCGCCAGTATCCTGAAAGCCGTGAGGCTTTCTGGCCTGGTGCTACTCCACGTCAAGTTGCTGCATCTCAGCTGCGGAAGTCCTTCTCGAAGAAATTTGAGGAGGATAACACTTCAGCCGCCGACGATGCCTGCTTGGCTAAGTTCTTTGAAGTGAATGAACACTGTAAGAACTGGAAGCTAGATGTAGAGCATATGCAAACGTGGGACGAGGAGTTGTGGGGCGAGTTTAAACGCTCAATCCACGATTTCTTACACCCCGGTGGCTTACCGCTCGTTGGGCACTTTGGTTCGCTCCTCGCAGATGCGAGAGTTGGACCTGGTGCTTCGATTGGGGCCCTAGGAGGCGACTTCTATACGAAGTTGTTTGCTAGCCCTCTTACATCTACTAGACGTGTCCTGTATGACGAATACAGGCGCTGGACGAGAAACTACCCTGAATGGTGCATAGCGGAAGCAATCCGTTGCATGCATTTCGGCGAGACTCGTTTAGTGAAAGGAAACAGTCTTAGCTTTGTACCGAAGTACACGCATATTTCACGGTCGATCTGCACCGAACCCTCGCTGAATATGTTTTATCAGCTTGGGCTAGGGCAGGTTTTGGAACGGAGGTTAAGGAGCTATTTTCGAATAGACATCCGAGACCAACAATTCCATAACCGTGAGCTTGCTCGTAAGGGCAGCCTCGGGCTAGGGTTTTCCACCCTTGACCTTGAGTCTGCCAGCGACTCGATTTCACTCGGCTTGTGCAAAGAGTTATTCCCGAAATGGTTTAATGACCTTTTGGGGATGCTCCGTAGCCCTACGTCGAAGATTCGTGGTCGTGAGCATGAGCTGCATATGGTGTCGACGATGGGAAACGGTTTTACGTTCCCGTTGCAGACTGCTATTTTCAGCTGTATGGTAGAGGCTGCCGCTCGCTGGAAGTATGGTCATGGATATTCCTTAAACAAGAATACCCGGTCCAGATCTCCATGGAGCGACTTTAATGAACACGGTGAATTCGGCGTCTTCGGTGACGACATCATACCTCCGGAGGATTTAACTCCGTGTGTGATGAAGTTGCTGGAGATGGCCGGTTTCCGTGTAAATACCTCTAAGTCCTATCAAGAAGGACCGTTCAAGGAGTCTTGTGGTGCCGATTACTACGTCGGTATCAACGTGCGGGGGGTTTATATCAAATCCCTTGAAACGCAGCAAGATTTCTACTCGGCAATTAATCAGCTTAACTTGTTCACTTGTAGAACAGGCATACCTCTTACAACCACGGTCAGGTGGCTACTCTCTAGAGTAGCCTGGAATCCTGTTCCAAGGTGGGAGGATGACTCTGCGGGCATTAAGGTACCTCTCTCGATGATACGAAACTTCCGTCGTGACCGAAATACGGGTAGTATTAAATACTACGCGTATGTTCCGATAGCGAGGAGACTGCGTATCGAAGAGAATTGGGTACGGGTGCCCAAAGGGAGTAAGCAGCGGATATTCAACCCTAGTGGGTTGCATATTGCTAAGTTGCTCGGTTCGGTTAACTCTCATACCATCACGGTCAGACATGACCGGGTTCGGTATAAGAGGAAGCTACGTGTGGCCCCCAACTGGGATGCTGCACCGACTGCCCACCCTTTAGCAGGGTGGTTTTGCTGGCGGCGTTGGGAAAACGCCGTCTACCTCAACATCTAACTAAACATTAGGTGTTGAACCCCGGC